ATCCAGCAGCGGGTTAGGCTTGCCGCACGAATCAATAGCAGTCTTGGTGGGCATAGATGACAAGACCCTGCGAAAGTATTACCGCCATGAACTAGACATGGGCAAGGCCAAAGCTAACGGGCAGATTGCCAAAACGCTATTTCAAAAGGCTACGGCAGGGGATACGACCAGCCTTATTTGGTGGACTAAAAGCCAAATGCGTTGGTCTGAAACTGTCAAAGCCGAGGTTACAGGCGCAGATGGTGAGCCACTTCAGGGCATCCAGGTCACCTTTGTAAAGCCAAATGAGTGAAGTCCAAGACGCTATTGCAAGGGCAGAATTCCCTGTAAAGCTGGAAGGTCTGTTCAAGAAAAGCCGCTACAAAGTGGCTTATGGCGGTCGGGGTGGCGCTAAGTCTTGGGGTATAGCCAGGGCGCTTTTAATCCTTGGCGCTAAAAGTCCGTTGCGTATCTTGTGCGCCAGGGAGTTCATGACCTCAATGCGTGATTCAGTGCATAAGCTGTTGTGCGACCAGATTGAAGCATTAAGTTTGTTTGGCTTTTATGAGATAACTCAGGCCAGCATCAAGGGCAAGAATGGGACAGAATTTAGTTTTGTTGGCCTTAAAAATAACATTGCCAATGTCAAGTCTTATGAAGGCGTGGACATTTGTTGGGTGGAAGAAGCTCAAACAGTGAGCCGCCTCAGTTGGAATGTGCTTATCCCAACCATTCGTAAAGAAGGCAGTGAGATATGGGTTTCATTTAACCCTGAGTTGGAAACAGACGAGACTTACCAACGATTTGTAGCAATTCCTCCAGCAGACTGCATTACCATGAAGGTGAACTGGTCGGACAACCCTTGGTTTCCCGAAACCCTTAAACTTGAGAAGGACTCCCTCAAGGTCAGGGATGAAGAAGCCTATAACCAAGTGTGGGAAGGCTTATGCCGCCAAACAGTGGATGGGGCTATTTTTGCCAAGGAAATGCAGCAGGCTGAGAAGGAAGGGCGCATTTGTCGTGTAGCTTATGATGCTACAAAGCCCGTACACGCTGTTTTTGACTTAGGATGGTCTGACAGCACAGCCATTTGGTTTTTGCAGTTTGTGGGCATGGAAACGCGCCTCATTCGGTACATTGAGGACAGCCAAAAGACGATCAGCTATTACCTGGCAACAATGCAAACCTTTGGGTATGTGTACGACACCATCTGGCTACCGCATGATGCAGAAAATAAGACCTTGGCGGCAGCTGGTCGCACAATTGACGATATTGTCAGGGCGGCAGGCTATAAAACCAGAATCATGCCAAGAGTGCCAGTGCTTGACTCGATCAATGCCGCAAGGACAATTTTCCCAACCTGTTACTTTGACAGAGAACACACAGCAGATGGCTTGGCTTGCCTCAGACACTATCGTTATGAGGTTGATCCTGACACAGGGCAATTTAGCCGTAATCCTTTGCATGATCACTATTCGCATGGGGCAGACGCTTTCAGATACATTGCCCTTATGATTAAAGAGCCACCCAAGCGCAAAAAATCAGCGCAGATTGCAATGACAACGGGATGGATGGGATAATGAAGCACGAAATAAAGGGCTGAACATGGCTTACCAAGACGAAACAGGCAATAAAGACAAGATCAACGATGCCATTAAATTCTGGCGCTTGGTCAACGATGCTGACTCCAATAATCGGGCTGAAGCATTAAACGACATTAAATTTGCTGCGGGTGACCAATGGCCCGTGGAGATTCAGAACTCCAGAAACCTTGAATCTCGTCCATGCCTGACGATTAACAAGATTGATGCCTACATTCGTCAGGTGACCAACCAGCAGCGGATGCAGCGTCCTCGCATCAAGGTTCACCCTGTTAACAACCTGGCTGATTACAAGATTGCTCAAATCATTGAGGGCATCACCCGTCACATCGAGGTCAACTCCAACGCAGATACAGCTTATGACACCGCATTTGACTATGCAGTTCGCATGGGATGGGGTTACTGGCGGGTAAATACAAAGTATGTGAGTGAGGATTCTTTTGATCAGGAAATCTTTATTGACACTATTGATAACCCGTTCACAGTCTATTTTGATCCTAATTCCATCTTGCCTGATGGCTCAGACGCAGAACGATGCCTGATCACCACGGTAATGGACAAGAAGATTTTTAGGGAATACTACCCAGGCGCTGATGATGGGGCCAACTTCCAGCAACGGTCTGCTGGTGATGACACAGCCGAATGGATTACCAAAGAGGACATTCGGGTTGCTGAATTCTTTTATGTTGAGCGTGAACGAGCCAAACTGTATCTTTTAAGTGATGGGACTTCAGGCTTTGCCGACTCAGACAACTTCTTTGCTCGTGTAGAGGCATCAGGTCTGACGGTGGTGGATGAGCGAGACAGCTTTCGCAAGGTAGTGAAATGGATGAAATGCACCTCACTGGAGATTCTTGAAGAAAAGACAATGGCGGGTAAATATATCCCCGTTGTGCCTTGTTATGGCGCTCAAGTAATCATTGACGATAAGCGCAAGAAGTATGGCCTGGTGCGGTTTGCCAAAGACCCGCAGCGGATGTATAACTTCTGGCGCACCTCAATGACTGAAAGCGTAGCCTTAGCTCCAAAAGCCAAATGGTTGCTTGCTGAAGGCCAAGACGAGGGGCATGAAAACGAATGGGCGCAGGCTAACATCAAGTCAAGCCCTGTTCTGCGATACAAACAGAAAGACATTGAGGGTGTTCCAGCACCAGCACCTGTTCGGTTGCAGCCAGAGCCGCCACCTATGGGCATTATGGAAGCCGCTGGCGCTATTTCTGCCGACTTGCAGATGGTTTTGGGTGTGCTTGATCCCAACCAGCTACCAAGCGGAAATATCTCAGGTAAGGCATTACAAGGCCAACAAAATCAAGTTGATCTGTCAAACTTCCATTACTACGACAATTTGACCCGTTCCATTCGGCACACGGGCAAAATCATCTTAGATTTAATTCCTAAGATTTACGACACACAGCGAGTAATGCGAATTATTGGTTCTGATGGTCAGCCCGACATGACTACCATTAACGAGCAAAACGAGATCGGTGAAGTTCTAAACGATGTGACCGTTGGTGAATACGATGTGGTGATGGACACAGGTCCAGGCTTCCAGACTAAACGCCAACAGGCCGTTGAAAGCATGATGCCGCTAATGACGGGCAATCCTGAATTGTTTAATGTTGCTGGTGATTTGGTGTTTAGAAACATGGACTTCCCGGGCGCTGATGTGATTGCAGACCGTCTTGCCGCCATGAACCCAATGGCTAATATTGACCAAAAATCTGACATTCCCCCTCAAGTTCAAATGCAACTGGCTCAGTCCAAACAGATGGTTGAGCAGCTGCAACAGCAATTGCAAGCGGCTGGTCTAGAAATCAATAACAGGGCGCAAGTGGCGCAGATTCGTGAAGAAGGCGCAACCAAACGCAAGTTAATGGAAGTAACCGCAAAGGCACATAACACTGAAACAATGGCAGAAGTAAAGGTCAACGATCAAAACACCCGCAGCATCACTAGCCAGAATAAGACTGAAATTGATGCCTTGGTCAAAATGCTTATTGCAAGAATGTCGCCAAATCAATTACTGGCTGAGATTGACCGACTCAATGCTGAACAGCAACAATATGCGATGACGGCAACGTCAGATATTAGTCAGGGTGCTAGTCCATTTACACAGCCAATGCAACAATAATTGACAAACTAGAAATTAGGGTAAATAATTACCCAAACCTTACCCATGAGGTACATGGGGTAAATTCTTAGGGCAACCTATGTCAGAAGTTCAGGAAGCACCACAAGTGCAACCAAAGGTAGCCGCTAACGTGGTTACAAGTGAAAATTTAGCTGAATTTAACGCTAAAAGAATGGGTTTAGCTGATTCAACGCCTAGCGAGGCTGCACCAGTTGCAGAGCCGCCACAGGTTGATAATGGGCAGAGTGAACCAATTGAAGCGTCAGAAGAAGCGACAGCAACAGAGGATCGAAAACGAAATCCCAAGTTGGAAATTCGGTTTGAGAAGATAACCAAGCAACGTGAAGAAGCAAGGGCAGAAGCCCAAAAAGAACGCGAAGCAAGGGAATCTTTGGAAGCCAAGGTTAGGGAACTAGAAAGCAGATCGCAGCCCCAAAAGGCTCAATCTACTGAAGAACCCCGACCAGAGCAGTTCACTGATATGT